GCAACTGGGCCAGTCATTGGTTGAACACCTACGATTTCGTTAGCAATAACGGTAGGCATTACACGTCTAATTACTGGAAGAATTACACGGTTTAATGTAGCAATGTTACCTGCAGAAGTTGCGCCACTAGTTGCACTTTCTGCTAATTGTTTGCGAGTATTTTCTAAGCAAACGCTCATTGAAGCTTTACGAGTACCTGATAGGCCTTCAAGCAGAGCTTCTTTGGTCTCCGACCATCTTTCTTTTAATAGTTGTGACATTTATGTCTCCTTGAATAAAATTATTTTAGTCCCGCTAATTTGCGGATATCTAATATATTGTCTAAGCCTACCTCAGATGTTCTTACTTCACGATCACCAGTAACTTGAGAAGATTCAGTAATAACTGAATTTACTTTTGTTGTTCTTGTTTCTCTTTCCATAACTGCGGGTAGGTATTTATCAAACGAATTTGCTAATTTAGAAGTTCGAACAGACTCTAATAAATCAGACATAATTCGTTTCTTATCGGCACTTAATGGTGCTAATAGTTCGCCCATAACTTTTGCACGTTCCATTAAATCTTTTTGAACACGTAGTTCAAGTTCTTTAGATTCTTTTAATGAACGTTCTTTAGAAAGGGCCATTTTTGTTTCAGCAATTTCTTTCTCTTTCTTATCAACAATCTTTAACAACTTTGCAGTTGATGATTTTTCGTTAACATATGAGTGTTGAAATTCTTGTGAAAACGCTTCAAAAATTCTACGTCCAAAACTGTTAGTACGAGCAGAATCAATATCTTCACGTAATTGATAAATTTCGCCACGTAAAGTTTTTTCTACTGTTTCTTGTACAGTTTTTGCTGCACGTTTAATAAATTGTGCTTTAACTTCTGCAAATTTTTCTTTTGCACCTGCAACCAACTTAACTTTTGTTTCTGCTAGATCGCGTTTGTCTTGTGCAAATTCTGCAATTTCATTTGCCAATGCACTAACAACAAACTGTTCTAATTTTTGGAAATTTTCAGTAACGTTCTTACGATCGCTTTGAAATTCTACCATTTCTTTTGCTAACTGCTGTGTAATAAATGACTCCATCATAGTTGCATCTGTTGTCATTCGTTCAACATACTTGGCACGAGTAAAATCTAGTGCTTTTTTGTCTTCAGCAAGTTCAGCCATTTCTGCGGCCAATCTTTCACTTAACATTGTGTCAATTGCTTCAATCATAACACCTTTATCGTGTTCATATTTATGGGCAAATTCTTCACGTAGTTCAGCTGTGACTTGGTCGCGATTCTCTTGAATTTTTTGTGCAAAAGCAGATTCAATAACAGATTGTGTATCTTCTGACATCACTCCGCTTTCTACTAATTGTTTGAATGCGTCCAACATCTATTTCTCCTTAGACTGATTTTAGACCTTTAATAACATTAAGGAGTGATTCCTTAAGATATTGTTGGGCTTTTGTATCTTGTTTTACTTCTTGTGCTGTGCGCCATGCTGCATATCCTCCTTTATTATTCATAAGGTGTTCATAAACAGGAGTAGGATAAGCACCCGGTGCACTTGGCTGTGCAACTATATCAACTGTAATAATCTCAAAATCAGATACTTCACCGCTGCCATCGTTAACGTTTCCGCTACCGCGTGAACTAACGCCAAGTTTTACTCCGCTTTCAAGCATGGTTTTGATCAAGTTGCCCATCGGTGTTGGTAAGATTTTCATCTTACCATATCCATTTGGACCATCCATCCACATATCTGTAATCATGTGGCTAACTCTGTCCAGGTTTACTTTTAGGTCATCTGGATGATCTACTTCTCCTAGAACACTATATCCGTTTTGGATCTGGTCGTTAAGAGTTTTAACAGCATTGCCTATCTCAGAAACCGGGTATACACGTTGATTTGCATTACGTATACCACCTTGAATACAAATACCTTTTAACCAAAGATTTTTGTCTTTTTCATCTCTCTCTAAAACAACACGAGCTTGATCAAAACTTAAATGTTCACGTAGATAATTCATCTAGTGTTCCTTTTATCTTGCTCTGTTTGGAGCACCATTTAATGGGCTCTTAGCGTCAACTGAACCAGTTTGTCCAGCTTTGTCGCCTTTTCCGGCACCAACTGGTTGGCCTTCACCAGTAGAAGGTTTTCCAACATTTGTTAATTTTGCACCATCTGGTTTTTTAGTGTTTGCATTTGCGCCAACATTTTTGGTACCAGCTGGAACAAAGTTTCCGCCTTGTTTAACCAATCCGCCAACTTTTCCTTTTGGAGAAGTTCCGTCTTGATCTTCACCTTTATTAGCTTGTGCAATGTTACGAGCATTTGCACCGCTAGTTGGTTTACCTGATCCTGAGCTAATTGGGCTTTTTCCTGAATCGTGACCTGTTTGGCCAGCTTTGTCACCACGTCCAGAGCCAACACCTTCGCCGTCTACCATGGATACTGATACTTTTTCAATGTATTCACGCATACGTTCGCCTTGTGTTTTTGGCATTCTGCTTTCGCTCATTTTTTCTTCGTCTTCGTCTTCGTCATCAGATCCAAATTCAGGTTCTTCACCTTCGTCATCTTCATCACCGTAACCACTAAAATCTGGGTCATCTTCACCATCATTATGTTCTGGTTCATTTTTTTCATCGGCCATTAATGCTTCAAATTCAGCTTTTAATTCATCTAATGCAGCTTCTAAATCTTGAATATCGCCAGTAGTAGCAGGAGCAGATGAATCAGCATCATCTTCATAACCATCAGCATCATCTTCATATCCAAAATCGTGATCAGTTACATCACCTTCTAAATCATCAGTTTCGTCTTGTACTGGAAATTGATCATCATCATCTTCCTCTTCACCAAACATAGATTCAACTGATTCATCTTGTTCATCCCATGCACGTTCTTGACGTTCACGTTCACGACGTTCATAGTCATCTTCACCTGTTGCTTTATCATCTCGGTTTTTTCTAAAGCGATAATCGCCTTCATCTTCTTCGGCACTTTCTGTGGCGATTAGGTTTTCATAAATTTCGCGTGACTTCTCTACAACGATTTCATGAAATAGTTCATTTGCTCTTTCATGTTCTTCATTGACAAGATAGTCCAATAATTGTTCAAATTTGCTAGACATTGTATTTTTTCTCCTTTATAGAATAGGCAAGGCTTTCGAGTATATTTACATATCGAATGGATTATTTAACAGAAATAGGCTAAAAACAGCCGATTTTGAATTTAAGGGAATATTTAATAGAAATATTTAATAATAACTAACTACAAATTAAAGTATTAGTTAATTATGCCATTGCTTGTTCTGGAGGCGGATTTGCATACATGGCTCTTACTAAAACTAAATCTTCCAAAGTTTCTTGTTCGCGAGCTTCACCTGCCAGTCGTAATTGATTGAGCATTTTTAATGTTAATCTAGTTTTTCTAGTATCTTTAACACTTAAAATACTTTTATCGTCCGAGGGGTCGTATCGTTTGTTTTGCTGTTGTTCAGCATCGTCTGCATTAAAATAAACAAATTCTCGTAATAACATATTAGTATTTATACCTGACTGCCAGGTTGTCCGCCACCTGCTGCTTGAGCACCTAAATCATCTTCTTCCATTCCTTCTGGAGGAATTCCAGCATCTTCGATATTACCTAGATCAGCTGCTGCACCACCACTTGTTACTCCGGCACTTCTTAATTCAGCCGATGCACTTGACGAGTTTTTATGATTTTCAAGATTTTCTTCTTTCCATAAAGTTTCATTTTCGGTAATTTCTTCTTGTGACAATCCTAAAAAGCGTTTCATTGAAAATCGTTTACTTATATATGGAATTTCTGCTAATGAGGTATATGTGCTTACTCGTGCAGTATCCATTTCTGCTTGTCTATAAGAAGCAAAGTTTTGTGGAGGATTAAACTTAATATCAAATAACGAAGGATCAACATTAACTCCTTTATCATAAAGATATAATTTAAATTCATTATTAAAACTTTCGCTCATTAATCCTTGCAAGCGTTCACAATATTTGTTAAATCTTAATTCCTGAATATATGCCGTTCCAACTCTACCATCGTTAAACGAGCTTCCTCCGTCATCGGCGCCTGTAGGTAAGTAACTACTTGGAATACGCAATGCACGAAATAATTTATTAGTGAAATACCGTAAGTCATCTATTTCTCCTAAATTTGTACCACCTGGTAATAAATCAACTTTAGAACCACGTCCCTCTGAATTGTGTATAAACACTCCAGCAGTTAATGCAAAGTTATGTGAATTGCTCAATGATTCAATTGTAATATCGCCAGTATCTTCTTTTTCTTCTAACCAAGTAATTGATATAACTTTGTGGTTAACTTGATAGTTTTCTTTAAAATCGCGCCATCCGTTATAACCTAAATGTTGGGCAATTTTAACTAATGTAGTATCAGTTGGCAGTAAAGTATTTGGTCGATTTTTATCTCTCAATAACTTAGAATTTGCATTTAAAAAGTAAGTTTGAAATTGTGTATCAGTCCTTAATACTGTTGTTAACTTAGAAATACTATTGTATCCTTGGTTATATAATTCAATAACTCTAAAACACATATCATCACTATATTGTATAGTTTTTTTAGTAGAAACTATTTTTTGAGTATTAGCTAATGCTGTCCGAACTCTTGTTGCGCTATCTTCATTTTTCCAGGTAACTGCACCATTTTTCTTACCACAAATTTTAAACATTTCTTTATCTTGTGTAGTAGCATTGGCATGATATGTTCTAATGCCATTTATTATCTTTTCTCGTTTAGCAGGATCTTGCCATGCATTTATTAAGTGGTATGTTCCTAATATTTTATGTAACTCTCTATGCTCTTGTGTAAGCATTTCAATTAAATTAGTTGGACTGTTATTCAAACTATTGCAATCAATATGATGAATCTCAGTTTCTTTTCCTACCTTAGATTTTGGGCATACCATTGTATGAACCCATTTCTTTTTTCCAGTTGCATTACATGTATATTTTAAATATTTTCCTGCACCTTGATGTTTTCCAGTAGTTGCATTATGTAAATATAACGGCATTAAACTATCATTTTCTTTTAAATATTGAGCTTCAACTTCTCTACCATCTCTCATAATAAATCTATGGTCGGGTGTTACTTTAATTTTCTCTCCATTATCTAATAATACTTCAACTAATTGTGTATTCAGTCTTGTCTTTCCTGCCCATACTATTTTACCTGGCTCTATTTTAAATGTAGATTGATTTACAGTATATGCCCAATTTTCTTTTCCATGTTGATATTCATCAATAATATCAATAAGTGTTAAGTCTCTTCCGTCAAGTAATTTAACTTTTTGATCTAAGCTAAGACAAGTTTGTGGGAAGAAATAATCTTCATTTATTGAAAGTGGATTGAATGATGAATCCATAACACTTGTACCACCACCAGTTAATGATGGTATTCTTCTTTGATTAATTTCGTTTTTTACACGTTCAACAAAACTCATTGCTAAATGGCTTGGCATATTACCAACATCAATATAAAAAACTCTTCGTTCCGGTGCACGTTGAACACGATATATAATAATTGAATCTTCTAATAATTCTTTTTGTTTATAAACTTTAAAAATAGATTCTAATAAGCTATTTCCAAAAGGAAAATTATTATCAAGACCTTCGCTCATTGATAAATGAATTACATGTTTTGCATCAATTGCATGTTGATTTTGATTAAGAGAAAATCTACTTCCGGCAGATTGAGGAACACTTCCAACCATACCACGTTGTTGTGCACCTGCTGTCATATAACTGGTGCCACCAGGTGATCCAGTCATATTATTTGGTTGAATTTGTGTTACTGTTAGATTTTGTAAATTGATATTTAGATCACGAATAACATATTGTTCTGGCGTTTTTCCTTCTGATTCATTAACAATAATTTTATCAATTTTTGATGGATCAATATATAACCATTGTTGTGTTTCCGGATCTCTAATAAAAAAACTATCACCATATTTAAAAGCATTACGAACAAGTTTAAAAATTCGAGTTGTAAATTTGTTTAGTTTTGACCATTGTTGCAAATACTTACGAAGTACTTTAACTTCAGTTTGTGTGGCATTTTCTTTAAAAACCAATTCAAATGGGGTACCGTTGCTCTCATTAAGTTGAGTGCAAAATTCTGCTAATATATCTAATGCTGCATTGACCTCTGAATCAGAATCCATTGTATCGTATTGCTGATATCGTTCTAATCGATTTGGGTGTCCGCTATAAACATCTGGCAAATAAGATGAGTAATTTGTACGAGATGGATTAGATCGATCTGAACTGCTACCGACAGGACTCATTGATCCTTGTGTTTTAATAGGTGTAAAATGTTTTCGCCAACTCATAGTGCTAATCCTTGTGTATTTAATTTGTGCCAGACCCATAGAGATTGTCCACAATCCCAAATGATGTCATATTGTTTATTTTTCATAATTTCTCGTTCACTAAGAGTAGGATTATGTCCTTCTGCTACTAATTTATGTTTTTGAAATTTTGCTCTGTTATATCGTATGTTATTATCGGTATAGAAAAACCCAATAGTTTCTGTTTCTTTGCCCATTTTTAAATTTTCGTATACTTTACCATTTCCCCATCTATTATCACTATAGCTTAGAATAGAAATTGGATCATATTGTTTGATAAAATATTTAAAGAGTTTAGAAGCTCCACCGATGACATTTGCAGATGAACAAAATCTTAGAATTTCATATTGAAATTTTTTATTATATCGTGCTTTAGAAAAATTCATTACTGAGATTAAATCATCATTATAAAATAGTCCAATATTTATTTTTGCGCTGATTGCACCTTGCAGATGATGTGTCTCAACAAATGTATTAGCTTGTTTTGCTGGAATTTCTTTAATCTGACATTTTCTAGCAAATATTGTATTTGTTGTTTTTTTTAAAATATGCGTCAATCTATTTTTTACTTTAGTTTGATTATATTGCCATTCATCACCAAAAATTGAAATTAATGTAATGTTTTTGTCAAGACATGCTTTATACTTATTATAATGGTACATCTTTCCTTTACCCGACCGTTCGTTATGATAATAAAGTCCGTTGTGTTCTATAGCAACATTTAATTCTGGAACAAAAATATCCAATTCTTTCCCGTCTAGTATAGTTCTATTTCCAACTTCAGTCGTGTATCCAAGTGATTTAATAAATTCGTTTATTTCATTTTCCGGACCGCTTGATACATCTTTAATAAACAAGTCTTGAATATCATATTCTTTTGCATAAAGATATAAAGTATGTTTTGCAATTCCTAAAGTATCAATTACTTCGTTTCTTGTTTTATTAGAAATTACACTAATTAATTTTTCTTTATTATCTAAAATATCTAAAATTTCCGGAGAAATTCCTATTCTACTAGCAGATTCAACTCCATATTTTTCAATCAAAGTCTGTTTAGTTTTATCTATAGTTTGATTTTTTTCAATTTGAGATTTGTTTGCGTAAGTTTCTTTTGTTTTTTTACAAATATCAGCATTTTGCATTGGAACTTTTGCATTATATTTTTTTAGGTTAGTTGCAAAAACTTTATCTTGTTGAGATTGCAATTTCATATGATGCTCAACTCCATATTTTTCAATATAAGTTTGTTTTCTTTTTTGATTAGATTTTAAAATCTCTTCATTGCTTTTATTATTATTTGTAATTTTACTTTTTTCTTTGATCAAAGCTGATTGGCTTGCAAAAGGAACACCGTGCCGTTCTAGCATCGTAGTTTGGCGTTTTTCAGTTATTCCCGGAATATTGTTTATATTATCAACACCATATTTTTTTTGTAAAGTAGTTTTAAGTCCTTTCATTCTTAAATTAGAAACGCATTTACATTTATTTCCTAATATGCAACCTTTTCTATAGCCAAGATCAAATGTATTAAATTGTTTTGGATTGTTAAATTCGCAAATAGGTTGTTCACCATTTAAAATTATATAAACGGATTCCATAATATTTTTAGTTGTATATTGAGAAGTCTGTTGCAAAACCCAGTTTTTAATTTGTTGGTTTCTGTTTAACCAAGCTGGTAATGTTGATGATTTATGTTCTTTTAGCCAGTCTAATATTAATTCTTTATGCATAATGTATTTATCATATAGCATTACCTTGTGGATAATTATTCTAATCGTTATCTAGCGACGAATAAATTGCCTGTTCTTGCCAGAATATTTGCAGTAGATTTAGTGTTATCTGAAGTTTCTTTCATTGCTTTTAAAAGCTGTGTATTAATGTTATTTAATGTTTTTATCTCTGCACGCAATAATTCTATAGGATCTTGTGAATCTAATTTTTCAATTTTTGGTTCAATGCTTAATTGTTTTTTTGCTTCTTCTTCTTTTGTTTTTTCTTTTTGAATTAATTCTAATTCAGCGTTTCTTTTCTTAGATGCATTTTCCGTATTATCAATTTTTTGTAATGATGAATCGTTTACTTGTTTAGTCTCGGGATTTTTAGGAGTTGCAAAATTAGCCGGATTAGTTACAGTTACTTTGTCAAATATTGCTTGTTGTTCTAAAGTAAGAGGTTTTTCTTCTTTTTTCTTTCCTTCAATTTTTTTAGATTCATCAGTAGGAG